AGGATATGAAGATGGATACTCAGACGTACGCACGGACAGATGCACCAGCGTTGTGGAACAAGTTCATGAGTAAAGTTAGCCGTATTGAACAAGCTAAGGAAAAAGACCAGTGGCCCCCCAAACCTAGTGGTCTATGTCCTTGGTGTCCTGCAACCCCCAGTCACTGTGAGTTTAAGTGATGGCGACTACACCCGAAGGTAAGATCAAAAAGAAAACCGACAAGATGCTCAAGGAGTTGGGTGTGTGGTACTTCAAGCCACAGTCCGGCCCATATGGTCCGTCCGGTATCCCCGACTACATATGCTGTGTGCGCGGTCTTATAATGGGTATCGAAGCCAAGTCTGGTCCGACCAAAAAACCTACTGCGCTACAGCAGCAATGCATGAATAAGATTGTAGCCGCAGGTGGTACATGCTTCGTTGTATATGACGATAAAACTATACAACAAGTTGCTGATTGGGTGGAGAACCACCTTGGCCTATGGAGGTTAGATCATGTTGGTCGTTGAAGAAGCTAAAGCCATTGCCTTAAAACTTAACAATCCACAACGTGTTACAGAGTGCATACCCACCGCTCACCGAATCAATTATGAGGGCAACGACATCGTAGTAGTGCCGCACAAGTCCGATGAGGTCCGCGTCTTACGTAACTTAGGCATCAATGCCCCCGCCCCCATCCTCCACTACTACGATTGGGTTGGCGACTTTACCCCCTTCAATCACCAACGCCGTACCTCTGCATTCCTCACAATGAATAAGAAGGCACTGGTCCTCAGTGAGATTGGCACAGGTAAGACTAACTCTGCATTGTGGGCGGCGGACTACCTGATGATGGTAGGTGACATCAACAAGGTGCTTATTGTCTCTCCGCTGTCTACTCTGGAACGTGTTTGGGGAGACGCAGTATTCAAGGAGATGCGCCACCGTAGGCATGTCACCCTGTACGGTACGAGAGCGCGGCGGCACAAACTACTCAAGACAGAGGCTGATTTTTATATTGTGAATCATGATGGTTTTCCAATCATCATGGACGAAGCCCAAGGTATGTTTGACCTTATCATCATCGACGAGGCGGCGGTGTATCGCAACGCCTCCACAGCACGTTTCAGACTGATGCGTAAGTTCATGAACAACAACCCCGATACGCGTCTGTGGATGATGACGGGTACCCCTACGCCTAACCAGCCTACTGATGCGTGGGCATTGGCTAAGTTAGTCGGTAGCCCATTCGCCCCCCGCACTTTCGGCGGGTTCCGTGATCAGGTCATGGAGAAGTTCGGACAGTACACTTACGTGCCTCGCCCCGGTGCGCTGGACTCTGTGAAACACATTCTACAACCTGCGGTCAGGTTCACCCGGGAGGAATGCTTTGACCTCCCTGATACCATGTTCCAGACACGGCAGGTGGAACTCACCAAAGAACAACAGATGCACTATAATAAGATGTTCAAGTCGTTCATCACAGACGTAGCTGGTGGCGAACAGATCACCGCAGTTAACGAAGCTGTAAAGTTGCAGAAGCTAGTACAAATCGCTTGCGGCGTAGCATATAATGATGCCGGCGAAAACGTGAAACTCGACTGTAGGCCTAGAGTACAGGCCACCAAAGAGTTAGTCGATGAGGTTGGTGGTAAGGTTATTATATTTGTACCCTTGACAGGAACCTTACATATGCTAGAAAAGGAACTGTCAAAACATTACACGGTGGGTGTAGTTAACGGGGCAGTCAGCAGGAGGAAGCGTGACCTTATATTCCACAACTTCCAAAGCAGCGCCGATCCCAGAGTTATCATCGCCCACCCCGCAACGATGGCGCACGGACTAACGCTAACGGCAGCGTCTACGATCATATGGTACGGGCCAATTACCAGCAACGAGCAGTATGTTCAAGCCAACGGAAGGATTGAGCGCATTGGTAAGCAGTACACATCAAACGTGGTTCACATAGAAGCCACGAACTTAGAGCGCAAAATGTATAAGCGTCTGGAGACTAAGCAACGGCTACAAGGTCTGCTATTAGACCTTATACAACAAGAGCAAGAGGAGTAGAAAATGTCCGACGAACCAACAGTGGATGGCGTTATAGCCACCTACATCACCCTCCGTAGTCAGAAGGAGGAGATTGAAGCAGGTGTTAAGGAACAACTTGCGGAGATTAAAGAGAAGATGTCCAAGCTCGAAGCTTGGATACAGGCTAAGTCTGATGAGACGGGTGTTAAGTCTTTCAAGACTGACCACGGCACAGCTTTTATGTCCACCAGTGATTATGCCAGCGTTGCCGATTGGGATGCTGTCCTCAAGTTCATTACAGATAATGAGGCGTGGGACATGCTGAACAAGGCAGTCAACAAGAAGTCGGTGCGTGAGTATATTGACGCAAATGGGAGTGTGCCAAGTGGTGTCAACTTCGGCACTAGAATCACTGTCGCTGTCCGTCGCCCGACTAAGAAAATATAGCGTGACGATGAACCCGATACTCACTGTCTGCAAGATCAATAACGGCTTCCTACTTGAAGCCAAGTGTGGTGAGGGTGAAGTGGCAGACGTTATCTACTGCCGCGATGCGAAAGAAATTGCCGAGGCCGTTATTACAATCGCAGCGAAGGAACGACTCGGCATTACACAAGCTGTACCCCCTACCAAGCAGGGAGAACTATTTACCCCGGCCCAAATGGGGCCACAATCCAAAGACTAGCGAGGAAAATCAGTATGAGTAATATAATTCCCTTCGACTCCGCAGTACCTGCCCATTTGGTTGGTCGTGTCGGACAACCTTCTACGCTGAGTAACAGCATGGGCGGCGGTATCGGCGGCGGTGCGGACTTCCCGCGTATCTCCATCAAGGCTTCACGGTTCCGTATTGTGCAGGATGGCACAGAAACTGTGCTTCCTGACACCACACTGGCTATCGTTGTGGTTGGTGCCAACCCAAATCTATCCAAGGCTTTCTACGCCGCAGCGTGGAACCCTGACGCAGAGGCTACGGCCCCTGACTGTTTCTCCTTGGAGGGGATACGGCCTGACCCCGATAGTACGCAGCCACAGAATGACTTGTGCGCAAGCTGTCCTCAGAACGCATGGGGTAGTAAGATCACTGACGCCGGCACTAAGATTAAAGCCTGTTCGGATAAGAAGCGGTTGGCTGTTGTCGCCGCTGATGACCCCAACGGTCCGATCTACTTGCTGGAAGTTACTGCTGCTGCGCTCAAGAACTTGAACCAGTACCAGAAAGAACTCTCCATGCGTGGTATAGCACCGGAGATTGTCAAGACCATTGTATCCTTTGATACCAGTGCGTCATTCCCCAAACTACAGTTCGGCTTCGGTGGCTTCCTTGGGGCTACGACACAGACTGTGGTGGATGGTTTGTTCGGCTCAATTAAAGTCATAGAGATTACAGGCGAGGGGGCTGTTGGTTTGGTGGCAATCCCTGCCCAGACTGCTGTACCCGCAGTTTCTCCACCTGTAGCACCGGAGCCAGAGACGGCACCCGCCGCATCGTTTGGTACTCCTACCCCCGGACTCGCAGCTACACCTGCTCCAGAACCTGCTGCAGAGTCTGCACCTGCCGCCGCTCCGGCATTTGGTACACCTGCAGCAGCAGTCCCGGCAGAGCCCGCGGTTCCTGCGACACCTGCTCCAGAACGTGTTGTAGAGGAACCTGCTAAGGCTCCCTCTACTGCTGGCACTGCGGGTCTAGCATCTGAAATTACCAACCTGATGGCGGAGGTGGCAGACGATGCCTAATACTGAAGGACCGAAGCCCATTGACTTCGCGGGGGTAGAGGCTCTACGGAAGCATATGTTACTCAACACCACGCAGATGTCTAAGCTGCTGAGTGTGTCGCGGGTAACATACTCGGGCTGGATTAAAGGCAAGCCCATCCGCAAGAGCAACAACCTCACTGTGCGCACAGCGCTTCAAGGATTATTCACGGTCCTCAAGGAACATGAATGGCCCAAGCCAGAGGTGATCGCTATGCCTCCAGCACAGCGCTACAACCACCTACTTGAACTGCTCCACACGGAGGAGTAATATGACTGGTTCGGAGGGGGCATGATCCGCCCCCTCCCAACTGCAAAGGCAGGGTTATTAATGGATACGCTAGAGTTTTTCCGGCGTGTTCTCCCCGACCAAGGCTTCTATGCAGCGATAGTAATAAACGCACCAGCTAAAATACCGCAGCAGAGGTTTGATACATCGGCGGAAGAACTCGCAAATAATTGCCAACGGCTAGATGCTGGCAACAACAACACATTCTACGCACTCTCTACGTTCAATACTAAACTCAAACGAACTCAAGATAACACCAAGCTGACCAGGGCATTGTTCTTGGACATTGACTGTGGCCCTGACAAGGTAAACCTTGTTGATAAGAACGGTGATCCAGCACCTGATAAGGGTTACGCTACACAACAACTTGGGCTGCAAGCCTTACTGGATTTCATTACCGCCACTGGTATGCCCGACCCCATGATCGTGGACTCAGGCCGTGGCCTCCATATCTATTGGACGCTTGAGGAGGCGCTACCTAGAAACGAGTGGCAACCACTGGCTGATGCGCTCAAGGCCACATACCAAGTTCATGGCTTCATCTTTGATCCCGCTGTCACCGCTGACAGTGCGCGGGTCTTACGTCCGATTGGCACACACAATCCGAAGAACGGTAAGGAGGTGAGGTTACTTTTCGACGCACCAGCATACAGTAAGCAGACGCTCCAGAACATCTTGGGGAGTGTTGATATACCCGTTATGCCTGCTATGCCAGCTTCGACCATACAAGGTAGACAGTCCCAGTCTGCATTAGCCGCCGCTATGGCTACAGCGCCTGACTTTGAGCCAGCTAATCCGGTGTCCATATATAATGGATGTAAGCAGGTTAAGTGGGCCGTAGACAACCAAGCCATCGTGTCAGAGCCTTTATGGTACAAGTTGTTGGGCATCGCCGCTCACTGCGACAACGCAGACAATGTGGCTATCTCATGGAGTAAGGACCATAAGGATTTCGCTCGGGATAAAACTCTGAGCAAACTTCAACAGTGGCGTGACCAGACTACTGGACCTACTACCTGTAAGAAGTTCGAAGAAGAGAGGCCCAAGGGGTGTGATGGTTGCAAACTAAAAAACCAGATCACTACCCCCTGCCGACTCGGTATTAAACACGCTGAGATAACTATTGAAGGTGACGAACTCAAAGAACTTAGGGCCGTTGGCATAGACACAGACCTCAAAGCCCCGTGGCCTTTCCATCTCTCCAAGGTAGGTATGGTGCAGACTATCGATGGTACTGAGATAGAGATATGCCCATTTGATATTCGCCCTGTGGGGTATGGTAAAGACCACCATCTAGGATATGAAACAGTACGGTTCAAATGGAAGCGCCCCCACGTAGGGTGGCAAGACCTGACGTTCCGGCAAGCATACCTCAACGATGATAACCGGGAGTTCGCCACTACCATCGCAGATCAAGGAATAGTATTGAAGGGTAAGAAACAAACCGGGAGTTTCCAGTTCATGCTACGCAATTATATGGACGAGTTGCGCAAGAAGCGTACGATGTCCAACATCTATGGATCAATGGGCTGGAAAGAAAACTACACACAGTTTGTCATTGGAGAACGTCTTTACAAACGTGAAGCTGATGGCGCTGTAAGTATTGAGACAATCAGCCTCAGTGCAGCAACAGGCAACGTAGGGCAGTCTATGTATTCTATGGCGGGGTCCATAGAGGAGTGGTCTAAGGCCAGCAGCATCCTTGAGACAGCCAACATGCCTTGGCATATGTTCGCCCTTAACACCGCATTCTCTGCCCCACTATGGACGTTCACGGGCCTCAAGGGTATCACTATCTCACTGCACGGCGGCACAGGCGGCGGCAAGTCCATCATCCAGCTTATGTCGCAGAGTGTATGGGGTGATCCATCCAAGCTACACTTCGCTGCCAAGTTCACACACAACGCTCTGTTTAGTAGGCTCGGCATATACGGCAACCTACCCATGACCATTGACGAAGCCACGCACATGGAGAACGTGGGTGACTTCTGTTATTGGGTTACGCAGGGCCGGGACAAAGCTAGGCTATCCCGCAATGCAGTGGAGCGTCAGGCTAGGGAGTGGGCTACCAGTGTGATGGTATCCACCAACGTCAGCTTCGCCGCCAAGATGTCAGCCAGTGGTATTGAGACAGACGCACAGATGGCGCGGCTACTGGAGATTGACATACCCCTCCACAACATGTTTCGGAAAAGCAGTAATGCGGGGGCTACCATCGCTAACTTCCTCATGCTCAACCACGGCGTCATCGGTGATGCCATTGCCAAGGAGTACGTCAGGCTAGGTGAGCACGAACTTAGGCGGCGGATCAAGGAGGCGAAGGATCAATTCGTAACGCTGTACGGCTGTACGTTCCACGGGCAGGAGAGGTTTTGGGAGACAGAACTCGTTCTACAACATGTTGGGTGTACCATAGCTAAGGACCTGGATCTCATCGGGTACGATTTTCGCCTCGGCATTACACATATTGTGGATCAGATCGAAGGTCTACGCGCAGTAGTCGAGGATACCCACACTACAGGGTTCACACTGGCTACCCAATACCTCAACGAAATCGCCGCTAATACCCTAACAGTTATGCACACGCAGGGTATGAGCGTAGCCGTGGATGCTAACCGTTTACCATGGGGTGAAGTCAAGGCGCAGTTCGATGTATACCGCAACGCCGCTATGGATAAGTTCGACAGAGGCACAGTGATGATCGTGCGGAAAAACTTCAAGGAGTGGTTGGCTAAGCACGGCTACGACTACAACAGGTTCTGCAAGGAGTTGCAGAGCGTGGGTGCTGATGCAACACCACAGAGTAAGAGGTTCGTATTTGGTAAAGAGACACAGCTTAAGGCAGGGCAACACTATGTTGTCGGTATAAACCTAAACACAATAGAAATGCTTGGGTTCCTAGATACTATTCAGCAATCAGTAGAGGATATGACTCTAGGCCAGATGGGGATAGTGGAATGAGTAGCGTATGTGATTCTGCACGAGTCGCCATCACTTACCCCTTCCGCTAATCATATCCCGTAACTTATTGGTGTAGCTCCATAACGCAGAAATCTGTTTTCCTTGCATGTCCACCTGCGCTCTCAGTTTTGTGGTTTCCACGAACGTGTTCCTCGATACTATATCGTCCACGTCTTTCCGCAACTCTTTTACACTCGACGAGAGCTTCACGGCTACCACCACCAAGGCCAACAGCCCCATGACCTGTTGCCAATATTGTGTAAGAAACGATATTTCGCTGGACATCTAGTCACGCTCTATAGGCCCCGCGCTGCCGCTAACTCCTTACCAAGCGGCTTCATAGTTCTGGGTAGGGTCTTGAGATTGCGTGTGACGCTGTCTAGTGATGCTGACCTCTTCGCCTTGTTAGCTGACGACAAGAAGTTGGAGATATAGAAGAAGGTGCCTTTG